GGATTGAAAACTTTGAAGACTACTTAAAGTCAGCAATGTCTTATACCAACTCAAGAACTTTGGAAGAATTTAAAGAAACAGAATATGTATTTATAACACAGAATGCTTTGAATAGGTATTATAAATAACATATCAAAAAAAAAATATGGAAAAATCAAGATTATTAAATTTTATCAAAAAAACACATAAGTTTTATTCGAGTAATGCAACACCTAAAGATGTTTATTACGCATTAATAACTAATCCTGAAATGAGGCCGGCATTTAATTCAATGTTAAAAGGTAAGGATATTGCGTTATATAGTTTTTTGGTTCCAAAATTCAAAGAAAATCCAAATATTGAGGACTTATATGATGCGGTAAATAAATTTTTGACTGCGTTTAGATTATCGTATATCGAAGAACATAATCCAACAAAAAAATGTGATCAATGTGATGATGGTTTAATTAATTGTGATGTGTGTCACGGAACTGGGGAAGAAACTTGTCGTGATTGTGGTGGTAAAGGTAATACTGATTGTGATGATTGTGGTGGTGATGGTGAAGATTCCGAAGGTGAATCTTGTGATACCTGTCAAGGTGGTGGAACTTTAGAATGTGACACTTGTCACGGTACTGGTGATGAACATTGTCAATATTGTGATAATGGTTACATCTCTTGTGATGAATGTGGTGGTTCAGGTAATATTGAAACCACCGATACTGTTTTAATCGAAAGACAAAATTATTTAACCTATAATCCTGAAATTATTGATAAAATGAAAAAAATGGAAGAAGGGGATGTTTTTGACGAATCATTATTGGACATCATGTATATTAGTGACTCAGTAATACTTTTAAATTCAGTTGAGGATTATTCCGATTATGATTTTCATGTTGATAGGGAAGACGGTGAATTTGTTTTTGAATTTGAATTACAAAATCCGAAATTGAATATAACACCGTATAGTAATTTAACTATAATATGGAAATCAGAACCTTAAGATTAGAATCACCTTTTATTACTCTATGATAAACCCCTATCGGTATATAATATTTTTCTCCAACTGTCAACCTCTTAGGTAGTTCATCATCCATTTGTAGATACCAATTTTCCCCTTCCAATACCTCAACAAGTCTATTCTCTCTGTCACGATGCCATTTCAGTTCGTCTGAATCAACGTTTGGAGAGAATATTCTTAGTTTTTTATTGTCAATTATTTGTTGTTGATATGGTAGGTTTTCCATTACCAAGATTTTGAACTTTTAAGCCCTAATTTCTTAGCATGTCTCCCCACATTGCAACTCCAATACCCAGCCATAGTTCTATCTTTCTTTTGGGCACAATTATGTCTCGCCCTAAATGATTTTGCCGCTTTAGGATTTCTATTTCTTACTTTAAGATTGGGATCACCAAATGTAACTTTCTTGATTGTCCCTTTTGGTGTTTTAACATATACTGCAAATTTCTTTGGACCTCCAGGTGTTCTGAATGGTGAATTTAATTTAACATTTTTTCCTCTATGTTTAGCTTCAGACAATAATTCCTCAACTTCTTCTTCATACATTGGAGCATCTAACCAAACTTCATCACCATTTTCCAATAATACCTTTTTACCTAAATCGGATTCTACTAACCAAATATCTTCATCATTTAATCGTATTTTACCTTCATTAAATAAATTTCTCACTTCATTAATAAGCTTGAAGTATTTGTCTGAGTATATTCTAAATATGTTTTCATTTAATGGTATTCTATTTTCCAAATGATATTTTAAATCCTCAGAAATCAAACAAGATTCGGTTAACTTCATTGATGGGTTTACTGTTTCTTTGAGAACTTTTTTTATTAATCTATCTATATTTTGTTCCATATCTTTTCTTTTTTTATAAATATTACCTATCATTAATATAAAACCATCTAAAAATAATATGTACTACATTTATGCAATTTTTTATACATTAATAAGAATATTTGTATTCTCAAAAATATTCTATCTATTCATTATGACATCACAATATCCTGAATCCCATGATGTAAGTTTGTTAACATGGTGGATTTATTTTTTGATATTTGACATATGGTTATTACAAATGTTACCAGATAAAAAAACAAATCAAGAAAATAAACCAAATGATAATGATATTCTACAGTAAAATTTATTCCTCTACGACATATTTATAAAGAAAAAAATTTATGAAAAATATTATCGTGAAAGAATCTGAAATACGTAAAACACTTAGAAGGATTGTAAACGAGGACATGAGTCCTGAAATTGATGAGAAAAAAAACAAACCAAGATGTGTTGCAGGAAATGTAATTCCGTTGGATGAAATAGTCGGAACTGCCGATGAATATATTGATTATGCTCCAGGTGTTAATAAGAGAAAACTTGGGGTAAACTCAATGGTTGATACTTTGGGAATTCTTAACAACATAAGATTATTTAAAGATGTTAAAGACGGTGGAGCACATTTGGCTTATAATATGATGCACCATTTGGATAAGTTCAGAAATAAAAACTATTATGATGAGACATCAGGACAGTGTAATAAAGCCATGGATAAAATCATCGAACTTTACAAAGAAAATGAACATGGAACTGAACTTGTTAAAGATATTGAAAGAGTTTTAAATCTTCAAACAAAAGATGATGAATACACTCCATCCCCAAGAACTAAAGAATATCTAAAAAGATGCTTAGCTTTAGTTAAAGGAGAATAATCTAACCTCTTAGGAGGACTTTTAGGACCGTTACTAGTTATGGTAACAAAAAAAGAGGACATCGCTACGTCCTCTTTTTCTTTTTAAGGTATTTATAATAAAAACACAATGAAAACTAAACTATTCTTCGGATGGGAAAACATTAAATGGTTTTTCAAAGAAATTACAAATATGTATTCTACAAAACCATCATTCTTTTCTAAAAAAAGAATTGAGTCAGGTGTTGCATTTGCTGTCGCTCAATGGGGTATGATTTTCTTCCTTTTAGAAAAACATTCATCATTGACTATGACTGATTTAATTATGTGGGCGGGAGTTGAATTCGCAATTTCAGGGTACATTATACACCAAATACAAAAAGAAAAGAAAACTGAGGAACAAAAAGAAGAAACCCCCAACGAATAGTTGAGGGTTTTTTATTTATTTAACTTCTTCAAATTCAACGTCTGAACCTGTAAATCCTTCACTGTTTTCAGTCTGTCCTACATTACTATAGAGTTCCTGAGTAACTTGTTGCATTTTAGTATTAACATTATCAAGAGCTTCATTTATTTTGGTTACATCCCCTGAATTTTTAGCTTCTTTTAGTAGCTCAATACCACTTTTTATTTCATCCTTCTGAGGTTCACCAATTTTTTCATCCAAATCTTTTAATGTCTTTTCAATATTGAATATTACATTATCAGCTTCATTGATTTTCTCAACTTTTTCTTTAACCAACTTATCACTTTCAGCGTTTTCTTCAGCCTCTCTCTTCATTCTATCGATTTCTTCTTGGGATAAACCTGAAGATGATTCAATTCTGATGGTTTGTTGTTTATTTGTACCCTTATCTAGTGCCGATACATTGATAATACCGTTTGCATCAATATCGAATGTCACTTCAATCTGTGGAATACCTCTCATTGATGGCGGAATACCATCCAAATGGAATCTTCCAATGGTTTTATTGTCTTTCGCCATTGGTCTTTCCCCTTGTAATACGTGAATTTCAACAGATGGTTGATTATCTACGGCAGTAGAGAAAATTTGTGACTTTTTGGTTGGAATTGTTGTGTTTGCATCGATTAATTTAGTCATAATACCTCCCATTGTCTCAATACCTAGTGAAAGTGGGGTAACATCCAATAAAAGGACATCTTTTACATCACCAGCTAACACCCCACCTTGAATAGCAGCACCTAAAGCCACAACTTCATCAGGATTTACTCCTTTTGATGGTTCTTTTCCAAAAAATTTCTTAACCGCTTCTTGAATTGCGGGAATTCTTGTTGAACCTCCAACCAAAATAATCTCATCGATATCTTTTGTTGTTAATCCAGCGTTTTTTAGTGCTGATTTACAAGGTTCAATTGTTCTTTCAACCAATTTGTCAATTAATTGTTCAAATTTGGATCTTGTTAGTGTTTTAACTAAGTGTTTTGGTTGATTTTCAATTACCATAAAGTAAGGTAAGTTGATTTCAGTACTTTGAGATGATGAAAGTTCAATTTTAGCCCTTTCAGATGCTTCTCTAAGTCGTTGAATCGCCATAGAATCCTCAACCCATCCATTATTGTCATTTTTGAACTCAGATGTCAACCAATCAACGATTGCATTGTCAAAATCATCACCTCCAAGGTGAGTATCCCCATCTGTTGACAATACTTCAAACACACCTCCACCCAATTCAAGGATAGAAACGTCATGAGTACCACCACCACAGTCAAAAACAACGATTTTGGAGTCTTTATTCTTCTTATCAAGTCCGTAAGCTAATGCGGCTGCGGTTGGTTCATTGATAATACGTTTAACATTTAGTCCTGCAATCTCTCCAGCCTCCTTTGTTGCTTGTCTTTGAGCGTCATTGAAGTATGCGGGTACTGTAATAACCGCATCAGTTACAGTTTGACCCAAGTAATCCTCAGCAGTTTGTTTCATTTTCTGTAAAACCATAGCCGAAAGTTCTTGCGGGGAATACTCCTTACCATCAATCTTAACTTTAGGAGTGTTATTTTTCCCTTTTGTGACATTATATGGTACTCTCTTAACCTCAGACTTAATTTCGTCATAATTTGAGCCCATAAATCGTTTAATTGAATAGATTGTCTTCTCAGGATTTGTTACTGATTGTCTTTTTGCAGGATCCCCCACCTTTCTTTCACCACCATCTATAAATCCAATAATAGATGGGGTAGTTCTTTTACCTTCTGAATTGGTGATAATCACTGGTTCACCATTTTCCATAATTGCTACACACGAATTTGTAGTCCCTAGGTCTATACCCAAAATTTTACTCATAATTTAAATGTTTTTTGTTTAATTATATGTTTTATTTCTTATGGTGTCAATCCATAATTCATAAAACAATTGATAAAAATTAAACCAATTAAAATTTAACTGACAATTTGTCAGTTTTATTAAATTTTTAGTTAAATTATGTCTTTTTTAAAATTTATTTGTATTTATTCCTAAAAGTAAAAATAATGGACATCAACTTATACAACATATTAAAAAGATAAATCTAATCCTCCTTGTCATTAGGGGGATTTTTTTTTATAATTAACCAATAAACATTAAAATTAAAAAATGAAAAACACAAAAATCTACAACGAGTTAGTTCAGAAAATGAGAAACTTCTTCCAATCAAAAGGATTCTTGGAAGTACCAACACAATCAAGATTGTCAATCCTTGCAGCGTGTGAAAACCCACACTCAATCACTAAATTTGAATATTCAGGACAGATTTGGCCTTTACCTCAAACAGGTCAAATGTGGTTGGAGTATGAACTACTTAAAAACCCTGAATATCCTGGTGTGTATTGTATCTCAACATCTTATAGACAAGAGAAAACACCAATCCCTGGTCGTCATGATTTAATCTTCCCGATGTTTGAAGTGGAAACTAAAGGTACAAAAGAAGATATGGTTAAACTTCAAGCAGAAATGTTAGAATATCTTGGTTTTGATGTTCCGACTGTTGCCGACTACAATGAACTTTGTGAAAAATACGGAACAGAAATCCTTGAAGCTGAACACGAAACAAAAATGTGGAATGAAATCGGTGATTCAATCTCACTTCAGAACTTCCCACTAAGAACAAACCCATTCTGGAATATGCAAAAGGGTGAAGGTGACAAATTCCAAAAGGTTGATGTTATCTTATTCGGACAAGAGACAATTGGTTCAGCTGAACGTTCTTGTGACAAAGAAGGAATGAAGGAAATGTTCTACACAATTGAAGGAGGAAACTATTCAGCTAAACTTTTTGAATTATTTGGTAAGGAAAGAGTAGAAAAAGAATTGGAAGAATTCTTATCTTTGGACTTCTTCCCAAGATTTGGTTGGGGTTGTGGTATGACCAGATTGGCAAGAGCGTATGAATTGAATCTTCAAAAAAAACTTAGTACAGAAGTAGCTTAATTATGGCAAAGAAACAAAATGTGGAAACACCAAAAACAGAAAGTACCAAATATGAATATGTCCTTGATTGTGGAGATATAATCCAAATATGGAGATATGACAAAAAATATGGTAAAAATGCTTATGAGGTTGAAAACATTTACAAAGGAGAGCCAAAATTCAGTAAATTAAAAAAGGGGTCGAATTAGACCCCTTTTTTAATTATTATAATATTTATAATCATAAAATAAATTTATAAATTATAGTAAATGTCAACTGAAATTATTGTCGCTTTTATAACTGGTGTTATGGGGGTTGTTGGTCCACTAAGTATTTTATACGCAAAAAACAAACTTAGTAAGAGTAAAAAACCAGATATGGTGAAAGAAACTTTAAAAATTAGTCAACTAGTGACATCAAAAATTGAAGACCTTAGAGATGAACTACATTGTGATCGTGTATGGATATCACAATTCCACAATGGAGGTAATTTCTATCCTACAGGAAAATCAATGGCTAAATTTAGTATTATTTATGAAGTTGTGGGGACTAATACCCATTCAAAACAAACTAACTTCCAAAATATTCCTGTTAATTTATTTAGTAAATCAATTAATCATTTGTTGGAAAAAGACATTATTGAAATATCCGATTTTAAAGATGAAACTATTGCAACTCACGGACTAAAATATCTGGCCGAAGAAACTGGATGTAAGTCACAATATAGTTTTGCAATTAAAACAATTGATAACAAATTTATCGGTGTTTTAGGTGTTGATTACACAAAAAGAAAAACAAAATTAGACTCAGAAACAATAAATCACCTGTTAGTTTATGCAGGAACACTAGGCGGGGTTTTAATGAATCATCTAAAACAATAATATTTAAATATTATTCTTTATCTCCCTTTCCTGAGTATTTAACCCCCATTATTGTCCCAATTATACTAAAAGCATTTGTTAATAATATACCCAACATATTAGACCATGTTGAACCTATCATTTGAGTGTCTTTATTAACAACTAAAGCTAAAATATACATAAATGTTGTAATTATACCAATAGATATTATTACACCCAAAGCAATTTTTACAATGCTACCAATTAATTCTGTTTGGGTTTTCTTTTGTAATACATCCAAATCATTAATCGCTGACATTTTAGCACTTTCAGCCTCAATTCTAGCCATTTCTGACTTAGCCATCTCTTGTTGGAGTTCGATACTAATTCTTTCGTTATCTTGTTTCCATGCTATCAGTTCTCTATTTTGAACTTCAAAGGTAATTTTAGAATCTTCAACCTCTTTCAAGGTTTCTTGGAGTTCCTCCATTATCCTTTGATTTTCACCATTAACCTCAATCAATTCTTTGTTCTTTTCCTGAACTTGTTTTGTTATTTCTAACCTTTTTTTTCTTGTTTCTTTATCCTTTTCCTTACAATTCTCCACATATTTGGTAAAATCAGGATCATCTGAAGAATCGATTATCTTCAAAATATTTCCTTCTAACCCAATATTTTTCTTTTCGAGTAATTCTATTAACTCTTGTTTTGTATCCTTATTAAATTTCATTATTTATATACCTTAAATGGCGCGGTTCTTTTTTTATAGCCTTCATAATCTTTTTTGAATTCTTCTAGCCTAGGTTCAATATCATCAGATTTTATAATCCAAAATTGAGCTCCAGCTTGAACTGCCTTTGCTTGTTCTTCAGGTTCATTAGACGATGATATAATCCCTATAACCACATTATTACCATACTCAAAGTTAATTTTTCTAATCAATTCTATACCATCAAAGGAAGAACCAATTATGTTTAAATCAACGAATACGCACTCAGGTCTATCTGAAAAATCACCTTGTAACCATTTTTGAAATAGTTTTGCCGCTTCATCAGAACTATTTAAAGATTTTAGTGAAAGACTAATATCTAATAAAGAACAAGCGTCTTCAAATACTAAATGGAACAAGTCCTCATCATCTACCAACATTAACGTTTCAATCATTTTTTTCTAATTTTTATTTTATGTTTATTTTCATTTTAGTACCAATTTCATTTTTTTCACAAGTAATCTCAAATCCGTGTTCTTCTAAAATTGCAACACAAATATTCAAACCCAATCCAGAACCACTCTCTTTTTGTCCTTCTTTCCTTGTGTATGGTTTTGATAAGTGGTCAAAATCTTGTTGAGTGATTCCTCTACCATTATCTTGTATTATTAAAATATCACCCTCCATAAATATCTTAACAAATTTTGTGTCAGAATCGTTATATTTCAAACCATTTCTTATCAGGTTATCAATGGAGGTACAAAACAATGACTCGTTCACATCTTTAGTTATTAGTTCATCGATATGAACCTGACTTTTGTATGAAGTTGTTGCTAAGTAACTTTCTAAAATACTTTTTAAATTACATTCTGTTTTATTTAATACAACATCTTTTTTAACTAAGTTTGTAAATTCATAAACACCTCTATAAACTTTTTGTGCATGAGCTAATCCATCTTTAATCATTTTAAATGGTGCAGATATTTTTAAATCCTCTATTTGTTCAAGTGTTAATCTTCGTTCTAAAGAGCTAACACCTCTAGGTATGTATGTATTAATACCTGAGTGCATATCGTGTCTTAAAATCTTAGCAGCGTGTTCTAAATAGGTGTTCTTTTTCTCAATCTCAATAGATTGTGTGATTCTATCAGTTATATCTGTTGCAATTTTCATTACCCTTTGTACTTTACCATCAACTCCAAATACTGGATTATATGAGGCTTGAATCCAAACTTGTTTTTTATCTTTAGTAAACCTTAAAAACTCATCAGTAACATAAACACCACTTCTCAACAATTTCCAAAATTCTTTATATTCAGGTGATTTTGAATATTCCTTCGAAACAAAAATTCTATGATGTTTACCTTTCAATTCTTTTTCTGTATATCCCATTTTTTCACAGAATAAATTATTAGCAAACATAATTTTACCATCCAAGTCAAACTCAATAACCATATTGGATGTGTTAATTGCCGTCATTCTATTTCGAATCTCAATTTCTTTTTTCTTTACATCAGTAACATCATATCTAATTGACATATAACCCAAAAACTTACCATTTTCATCGAAATCCCCCTTTATATAAGAATCAACCCAATATAATTCCCCAGTTTTTGATTTATTGGTTACAACCTCATTCCAAATCTTTTTCTCAACTACCACTTCTCGGTACATATTAACCCAAAACTCCTTTGGATGTCTACCTGAATTAACAATACTATGATCCTTTCCTCTTACTTCATCTAAACACCACCCAGACACCTCCTCAAACTTTTTATTCACATATGTTATTTTACCTTTATTGTCAGCTTTAGAGACTAAAACAGACGTATCGACAAACTTTTCAAACTCATATAAGTTATCCTTCAAAATATTACTTTCTTTAACTGAATAAGCAAAAGAATATAGTGATGATAACATTTGAGCAAAGTTAACTTCTAATTCAATCCATTCCCTTGGGGTTTCACTCTCAATACAAACAACACCAATTATATCACCTTTATACATAATTGGTACATCCAACATTGATTTAATACCAAGTGGTTTTAAGTATCCTTCCGAAAAACAAGATGTTGCGGTATGAGTTTCCGCATTGTTAGCAATAATAATCGGATCAATTTCTAAATGTTCAAAATAAGAACTGAAATCCTTTTTAAACATTTCCACACCACTATACCATTCATCTTCTTTTTTAATATAAAGTTGTTGACAAATAATTGAGGTTTTATCTGAATTATATAACCAAATTGAACATCTATCAGTATTGATTGATTCTGTAACTTCTTTTGTTAAAGTTTTTGCCCCATCCTTTACATTTCCTTGATAAAATAATGAATTGTGTGATTGTGAAATAAGAACTTTGTTAAGTTTTTTGGAGTATTTTGTTAATTTTATATTATGTTTTAATTTGTGATAATATTCTTTCACTAAAATTGAAAAAAATGGTAAAAAAATAATAAAACAAGATAACTCAATTATTTTGATTAATTGTGGTGCGTCATTTATAAAAAATAATGAGATCATCTTCATTATAAAGAAAATTGACATAATTAAAACTGAAAAGTAAATAGAAATTTTAACCTTGATTGACATACTTGATAACTTTTTTTCTATATAAATACTAACTTAAATTAGTTAATTGGTATTTATAAAAAAAACTATAAAACTATGTTAAAAATCGGTTCACAAGGAGAATTAGTTAAACAACTCCAAACAAAATTAGGCATTACTGCCGATGGTGCATTCGGTCCTGGTACTGACAAAGCACTTAAAGAATGGCAAACTAAAAATGGTTTAGTTGCCGATGGTATTGCAGGTCCTGCGACACTCGAAAAAATGGGAGTATCTCTTCCAAAAGTCGAAAAAGAGACATTAAAATTAGAAAAACTAAAAGGTCAAATACCTGATGTGGTAATTTCTGAAATCGCAATGATTGCTGATAAATTTGGAATTATCACCAATTTGAGATTATGTCACTTTTTGGCACAATGTTCAACTGAATCAGGTAATTTCAAAGCTGTTTCTGAAAACCTTAATTATTCTAAAGATGGATTGTTAAGAATTTTTCCTAAGTATTTTCCGGGTACACTAGCCGAGTCATACGCTCACCAACCTGAGAAGATAGCTTCTCGTGTTTATGGTAGTAGATTGGGTAATGGCGATGAAACAACCAAAGAAGGATGGAAATTCCGTGGTCGCGGTTATATCCAATTAACAGGAAAACAAAACTATCAAGTTTTCTCTGGTTTTATTGGCGAAGATTGTGTCGCAAACCCTGATTTGGTTGCTACAAAATATCCTCTAGGTTCTGCGGCGTTCTTCTTTAACAACACAAGCCTTTGGAATGTATGTGATGAAGGTGCGTCTGAAGAAGTTGTAACAAAAGTAAGTAAAAGAGTAAATGGTGGTTATAATGGTTTAGATCACAGAAAACACGAATTTAAAAGATTTGAAAAACTATTGTTAGTTTAAAAATAAAACCCCTCCGATAAAGAGGGGTTTTTTATTATAAGAATACAAGTTCATTGGTTTCTTGATTCCAATCCACAATTAATGGTTTATTCGCATAAGCATATTGTTCATTAAGAACACTAGCATTAATATAATGAGTATCACCATCAAAAGTATAACCATAACCAGTATGAATGTGACCACAAACGTGAATCTTTGGTTTGATTTCTTTGATTCTGTCAGCCAATAGTTCACAACCTAGATGTTCAGTTCTACCAATAACTTGATCAACATAACCATAAGCAGGTCCGTGAGTGATAAGGATGTCAGTATCAGTCGGAATATTATTCCATCTACGTTTTAGTTCCTCGCCTTTTCTTGGTAAGTTAAATGCCCAATCATAAAATTCTGGTTGCCAAGGACTGCCATATACTTTCACAGGTTTTTCATCACCAATTTGTACTTCTACTGAACTATCTCTTAGGTATTCAAAGTTCTTATAGGTATTTAATATTTCTTCGGTAGATTTGGGAATTAGAACACTCCCATGAACAAAGAATGGTTCTCTATCTATGAAACCCCAATCATGATTACCAGCAATGAATACTTTGAAATCATAATCCAACCCATCAAACCATTGACAGAAGTTTTGTATTTCTTGTTTGTAACCCATTGAAGACATATCACCGGCATGAATCAATAGGTTACCTCCTGGTAAGTCCTTTTCAACTTGTTTATGTTTACTATGAGTATCGGATATAAATGTTATTTTCATTAATTAACTATGTTTTTACTAATTTTTTATAAGATAGATATATTTATTGTAAAATAAAACAGATAAAATCAAAAATTTAACAAATATGAAAAGAATTATAAGGTTAACTGAGAGTGACTTAGTTAAATTAGTGAAAAGAGTTATCAGTGAACAAACAACTGATTCCTTTCCATCCAACCCAAATACAGATGTAATTAAAATACCTGCAACTGCAACAAATTATAAAAATCTTTTTAAAGGACCAAGAATGACTCTTCTTGAGGCACAAAATTTATATAACAACTTAATTCAAAATAAACATGTTGGTTATCTAAAAGCAATTTATCTCGATGACACTAGTGTGGTTCGACAAGGTCAAGAACGTCCTGGTACACAGGGTGTCTCAGCATCCACTGAACAAAAAAGACCCGTTTTTCAAGTAATGAAAGAATTCAAAATTAATGGTCTGCCAGTTATTAAAAATGGTTTTTTGAATACTTGTGATCAAAGAATTGAGGATTGTGGAAATTCAAAATTGAGGAACGCTATGGTGGAATTACCTGATGGTTCTAAATTAGATATTTCTTTATAATAAAAAAAACCTCTTTTTATAAGAGGTTTTTTTTATTATTATTTTCTATTGTAATAACAATATTGAATATATGAATTATCCATCATTTCTATGTTAACACCAGAAAGATTTAATTTGTTTTCTTTTATTTTATAGAACAATGTAACAACGTCACTATTTTTTGTTAGATAGTATTTTTCCACTGAGTTTTTATTACCCAATTCGCCGACAAACTCTAGAAATAAAAAATTAGGTTTAAGTGATTTTTCATTTTCGATGATTAATAAATTTTCTAATTCATCAAAGACGATAATATTTTTAGAGTTATCAACTTGGTATATCTCATATTGTACATTTTTATTCATAAAATATGATGTTAAGGTATCCTTTCGATTTTCAACCAAGTCAATTTTATTTTCATACATTGATGGGTCATAGAATAAAATTGAATCAAGTAATAGTGAATCTATTACCTCTTGACTTTGTGAGTGAAGATTTATCGCAAATAAAACGAACATTAAAATTGATAGATTTCTCATAATATTGTGTTTTTAAGTTGTGATGAATTCTTATTACAATTACAAAAATATAGACTTTTTAATTAAATCAAAAAAATACTATCACTTTTTTTAAAAAAATTTTAATCCCACCAACCTCTTAAACCAGATCCGTCAAATTGTTCATCAAAATCTTTTTCCTTATCAAAGGTTGTATAATCTTGTCCTTTCATTATCGTCCAAAGTTCAACCCATTCTTGTTCTTCCAATTCAGTTACCCTTTTGAAAAATTTTCTGTTGAACTCTTTTTGTTCTTCATTATTATAATCAACCAATTCATGTAACTCTGAGTTCCCTTCAAACGGAATAAATTTTATATTTTCTGTATCATATTTGCGACCCAATTCAATCTCAACAATATCATGGTATCTATAATCACGGATATTTTTAAGGATTTCAACAACCCTACTCATTTTTTCAACTTTCTTGAGTCTACTATGTTCAACTTCATTCCCTTTGGTTTCAAGATTTTTGGATATATCTTCAACACCAATCTCAATAAAGAATAAAGTACCATAAGAATCCCACCAATGATGACTCCATAAGGCTTTTCTGAACTTCCAAATGTTTTTTAAAAAGTTGGGTAAGTCTCTAAATAGGTATGAACATAATCTACCATACCAAGTATAATTGTAACTCATATATTTGTATTAGAATAAGAAAAATTGTGACATTTTTGAGAAAAATGACTTATTCTTTCTTGTTACTTTTGAAAGTTGTCCCTTCTTTTCTTTTTCAAAGTTGTTTGAAAGGAGGATTACATTCTTTTCACTTATGTCATTTTTCCACTTTTTCATATACAACTCAAAAAGTCTCTCAGAAGTTTCAATCTGAGCCGTATTTTCGCAAGAATCAAGAACTTTCATAAGCCAAGTGTACTGATCCAAAGAATCTCTTTTCATAGTTGGTATAAGATTTATGTTGTGAACTAATGATTGTGACACAAAAATAGGATTTAAATTTTAATACTCAAAATGTTTTACGTATTTTTTTATCGTTTGTCTTCTTTTTTTGTCATCCAAATCCGGAAATTCATGTATGATATAACTGTCTATTTTTTTAACTATATAACCAAAGTTATTAATAACGGGATAAGACTTATCACTAATCATTATTCTATATTTACCCATTATATCTTGTATATGTTCAGGATGTTCAACGGCAGGAAAATTTCTTCTTAGATAAATCATAAGTTTATCGTCAGCTTCACTGTATTTTTTTAGAATCTCGTCTTTTTGTGATTCGGTTATTATTATTCGTTTCATATTTATAAATATTGATGTTATCAACAAATTTATATATTTTTTTCACATGAAGAAAGGGTTTATCATTTATATAAATAAATTATTCAAAAAAGATTTGGAAATCCTTTATGGTAATGGTAGTTATGTCGATGTTGAAAACATAATTTTCAGTACAAATAAAAAAATGTATATTATCAGTTGTAAAATATATGTCGGGGACTTGAATTTATTTGAAGAAGTTGGATCTAGTGGTATTTTTTATATGTTCGAAGATGCTTGGTCTAGTTTTGGATTCAGAAATGAAAGTTTTATGTTACAAACATCTTTTGATTTGACTAACTAAAAAAAACAAATTATTATTAAACTTAAAAATTATTAAAAATGAGAAAAGTTAAACTTGGTGACACCGTTACAGTCAATTACACAGGAAAATTGGTAGATGGTACAATTTTCGACACATCTCTTACCGAAGGAAGAGAACCATTAGAAGCTAAATTAGGTGAAGGTCAACTAATTTCAGGATTTGAGAACGGATTACTTGAAATGAGTACTGGAGAATCAAAAGTAATTGAAATTGATCCAGAACACGCTTATGGTGAATATAACCCTGAACTTAGAACTAAAGTTAATAAAAATCAATTCCCCGAAAATGTACAAGTAGGTGAAACCCTACAAGGTAACTCATCAAGAGGTCCTATAATTGTAAAAGTATGGGAAGTTGATGAGGAAACTGTAACTATTGATGCCAACCACCCACTAGCAGGACAAAAGTTAATTTTTGAAGTGGAAGTTACTAATATTTATTAAAAAACTAACTTATGAAAAAAACAATCCTTTTATTACTTTTATGTTTAACAAGTTTCTTTGGAAAGTCTCAAACTTGTATTGATACTATCGCTTTTGATAATATGGAAACTTTTAATTGGAGTGGTGATTGGTGGAGAACCCCTCCAAATACCACAACCACTAATACTGGTTTTTTTAATAACGCTTCAGTATCACCAAATCTTAGTGCTGTAATCTATGGCGCAGGTAACGGTACTTCGGGTTTAGAACAAGATTGGTATGTTATGCCAAACATTAACGGACTCAACCCAACTTCAACCCATAGATTCTCTTTTAGATTAGCGTCTTATGTATTTTCAGGACCCACTGCAACAACACGAGGTGTTGATAATACAGATTTTGTGGAAGTTCAACTAAGTACAGATGGTGGAATAACATATTTTGGTGAAATGCGTATTCGTGGTTTTGGTAATGCAACTTGGGATTATAATACTTTAGGTGTTGCAAGTAAAACCGCAAATGGGGTTGCCACTTTTTACACACCAGTCGCTGGAGGTAATAGAACTGCAACTGGTGATGGATTTTCTGTAATACAGTTAACAATTCCTCCTGGACCAACTCAAATCGCTGTTGATATACTTTGTCGTGTAAATTCAGCAGGTGAAGAGTGGTGGATAGATAACGTACTACTTGAAGAAATTTATGATTGTACCATTTTCCCAATCCAACTCATCTATTTTGGAACTGAATACGATAAAAATAATAAAGACGTAATAGTTAGTTGGAGAGCAAATACTACCTTACCTGGTGAATATTTTATTATTGAGAAATCAACTGACGCATATAATTTTGATTCAATAGGTGTTGTTTATCCCACCGAAATCGGAACATATGATTACCAATTTGTTGACGAATCACCTATTTATAATGGATACACCTACTACAGGTTAAAGATGGTTGAACTTGATAATCATCATTATTCTAATATCTCAGTAGTACAGGTTAAAGATTATATTAATAAAATTATTCTACATCCGAACCCATTTAATGATTTTATAAAAATTCAAAATCTTGGGGATTATTTCGGACCTTGTGAATTAAAAATTTATGATAGTATAGGTAAAGAAGTTTTATCAAACTCATTCCAATTCGGTATTACTAATAAATTTGAAATTAATACAAAAAATCTGAGTCCTGGAATGTATAACGCAGTTATAAAAACCAATGGAAATACTGAAACGTATAAAATCATTAAATAATTTAAAAAGGTGTTCTATCGAACACCTTTTTTTTTATATGATATTTATTATAAAAATAGTTTAATGAAAAAATTTATTATTACTGAAGAAGATAAAAAACACATCAGAAAATTATATTTGTTATCAGAAGATGAATCTATGTCAAAATTAGAAAGGGCTATAGATTTATTTTTACCTATAGAAAAAGAAAAAGAAGATGACGAATCAACTGACAGTGAATCTTCAGATACTGAAGACTCTGAAGATGAAAAAAAGAAAATTTCAGTATCAGACGTTAAAGGATTAAATACAAATGAACAAATCGTTTTTGAACAACTTAAAGAAGATGGATTCACGGATGAAGCCGCTGCTGGTGTGATGGGTGTTGTTGGTGGTGAAAGCGGATTCAAGACGTTTAAGGAAGCTAGTTATAAGAACACCTCAAATGGTAGAATACGAGCAATTTTCCCATCCAAATTAGGTAAGATGTCAGATAGTCAATTAAACAGAATAAAAAAATCAGATAAATTGTTTTTCGATGCTGTATATGGTGGAATGTATGGAAATGCTCCTGACGAAGGATACTTGTATGTTGGCAGAGGATTCAACGGAATTACCTTCAAAGGAAATTATAAAGCCGCCCAAGATTGTACAGGTATTAGTTTTGTGTCAAATCCTGAACTAATGGAAGATCCATCAAACGCCGCCAAAGCATTATCTTGTTATTTTAAAAAAATAAAGGATATCAGTGACTTTGAAAAAGCATTTCAAGAAGCGTTTAGACAAAATGCTGGACCTGGACATAGTTGGGAATATTACGCTAACAGTACTAATCCTGTTGCCGTAACCGGAATTCCTCTGAAAAGAGAAAAAGCAAAACAATATTATAAAAAAATAACAGGAGAAATCTCATAAAAAAACCCCTCATAAAAGAGGGGTTTTTATTTAGTTAAACATTTTTCTTACCTGTTCCATAATTTGAGCTTGTTTCATCTCCAATTCTCTCACCTGTTTCATCTGTTGTGGATTCATCTCCAAATTTTCACTCTTAATGAGACTTATTTGGTTAAAAAGTCTTGTGTGCTCATTTAACAGATTACCGTATAATGTTGCTTTTTGTTGTTCTGTCATAAATTATAAGTTTTTTTGTTTTTTATATTAAAATCAACAATATTATCGTACTCATATAATTTATATTTTTCGATAACATTACCAATATGTTTCCAATATCCAGGTCCACCATAACCTCCACAATGATTCACCCAATATAACCAATTCTTACCAACCGCATGCCCATAATACGTATGTAAGAAATTTGCATGATCCTCGAATGATTCCTCAAATGAGTCATATTTTCTCCATTGAGTCCCACCAGGTGATGTGTAAAAATCTCCTTTGAATAATTCCTTATAATATTTCATACCAAATAGATTATTCGCGACTTTTCCTAATTCTGAATTACCTCCACCACTTTCAGTAATGGCTTGAGCTAATTGAATACTTACAGGAATCCCACACTCTATATGATAGTATATTGCAATTTCTTGGTGTTTATCACAAAACTCAACAAATGGATGTTCTGTTTCTGGATTATAATTGTTAGATATTTGTTTTGCAAAAGTTTCATTTGTAACCTCTGGAATATCATTTTCTTTTTGTAATGTTTGTGGATAACTAGTGTCTCCTGATACTATTAAACACAACACTACTACTAATAATAATGCTCTCATAGATGTTTTTTTGTTTTTCTTTCCCTATTTCATTCCGCCCCATTACATTATAAATATCTTGGACGAATAAGTAAAGTCACAAAACAATTAAACAGGATAAACATTTTCAACTTTGATTTTATATGTTTTCTCAAACCAAGGTTTCAAATGTTTTTCAAAAATTCTTTTCCCAAAGGTAGATAATCCACCTTTTAATTCCCATGTACTATATTCTAAATTGAATTTTTCACCCCATTTATCAATAGGAATTATTTTGAGCACATAATTGTCATCCTCCCAGTCATCATCATCAATTTCACCATCTTCATTTTTTTTAAAAAATACAAGAGAGGTATATATATCATAATCCTCATCCTCATATTCTTTTTCATCTTGAATTAAATTCTCATATTCACTAATATAATCATCAAAAAGTTTCTGTAACTTTTCTTCCATAGTTTCCCTCAAAATTATTTTAATGGTTTTTTCTATTCTCATATCAACCGAATTTTTTATTTTTTTCCAAAACGTATAATTCAAGATCATATGGTGAACCATATTCCTCCATGCCGAGTGTAAAATAAGAATCAACTGATTTTCTAATATCACTATACATCTCTTTCAAATCACTGAACATAATCCGTCTGTCTCTATTATCCACCGTAACCTTTATTATAGTCACTTCTATGGTGTCCCCAGGGTTAAATTTTTCTGTTTTGGATGCCAACATTACCTTTTTACTGCCAAAGTCAATCTCGACAATTTCAGGAAATTCTTTGGTTAATACCTTCGTAATTAAACTATGAAGTTTATTCTCAGTTATAATATATTTCATTTTTATCTTTTTTATATAAATATCCCCCAAATGTAAATCAAATGGGGGATATTATTTAGTTACAACTTTTTAAAACCTCTCGATTTTTATTCATCATCTTATAGGTTTTATTTCTAGACTTTTTACTTTTTACAAATGATCTTGTATTTCTTCTGTTCTTCGCCATTTTTTTAATTATTTAAAGTCATTCTTACGCTGTCTTAATTTTTTGTTTTGATTTTGAGACATCGGAAAGAAGTTGTTTATATTCATTTTCAGAATATTCTTTATTTATATCGGTAATTGTTTCATCCCAACTATCTTTTTCATACCCTGGTTTTGGTATATAATTAGAGTTAGTAATTATTGATAATACAGAATATGGGTTTTTCTCACTAGTATTTACAATTACTCTAATAAGATTTTGACCTAAAATATATTCAAATTTGTGTGATGATCTATCACGTTTATATTTAAACCCTAAATTTAACAATTCGTTTTCAACATTTAAAAGAGCAGGGTCATTATAAGCTCTAGGTTGTTCACTAATAACTCTTTTTACTAATTTAATTAAATCAGTTTCCGTTAATCGTATTATTTTTTTCATGTGATTATTTTTATTTTTAATAAATATTTAGAAAAAAATTATTATCCTTTTTTATTTGATAAAATCTATTTACCTTTGTAAGGTACATTTAAAACCACAATAACCATGAGTAAATTACTTCTAATCCTGAGTGTTTTATCTATCTCTTTTTATACAATAAAAATTAATGGGGTAATCAACAAACTAACTTTTGTTGAACCAAACATAAATAGAGATTCTTTGATTAAATTAGGGATGCCTGAACGAATTACTAATCAATATATTCTTGTTAGAAAATCTGAAAAATATCAAAATAAATCTTTTTTTATTGTGGATACAAGAGAAAATCTGATTTTCTTCTTTGATAAAAAAGGTGATTTTGTTGCAAAATCACCAACAATCGATGGTTTTGATAAACAAAATGAAAGTAAGATTGATGGTTCTTTAAAGACATGGTATGAACACGTAATTGACATTGGGTTTAAATGGGACGATAATAAAAAACAGTATGTCGATATAACAGGTAAAAAAAGACATTATTCTAATAGTTTGGTATATACTCATTTAGCAAAAACTCAATGTAGATTTTTTCCAAAAGGGGTTTATCAGATTACAAAAAAATTTCATAGCAACGGATTCGTAGGAAAAGGTGAAAATACTTTTAATATTAATACCTTAGATGGTAAAAATTTAGCATTAGCAATACATAGTCTTTACAAAAGTGAATACAGAATTAAAAATATGAATAATCTAGTATCGTTAGTTGGGAATAATTTTGATGAAATTAATGTACCTAATTCTTTTAGAAATGTTGTTCTAAACAATATTAATAACGGTACTTTTAACAATTCTTTCGGTTGTATTAATGTACCCGAAAAATTTATAGAACTAACTAAAAATGAATCAGTTAATTCATTAGTTTTTGTTATCGGTGAAAATACAAATAATTATTTAGTCAAATAAAAAAAAACACCACAATGTGGTGTTTTTTTTTATGCAGTTGTTTTTCTTATATCAATAGGTTCTCCACCTACTTGAGTTGCGATTGACGTTGGTTTTTTACAGAATCCATTTTCTCCTTTAAGTTCATTGAAGAATTCGGCTCCTTGTGAGTTATCCATTTGTACTAAATAATAATCTTTATCTTCAGACATAACAAATATCATCGCACCTTTTTTGGCGATATCTAATACTCTACTATCATTTGCAAATGATGCGTCAACATTAAAACAACCTGTAGATAAGTCGTATTTTTTACTACCAATCATATTATTAATAAGGTCATTATATTGTTGTGGAATTTTACCGGTTTTTTGTGCATCCCCTAAATATTTTTTTAATTCTGCATCAGCCTCTATTCTATTTGAAATGGGAACTAAAGCATGAATTGCTGAAGGTAATTCAAGACCTGATTGAGTTTTTATTTTAATCACATTATCAACATTTTTGGCTCCGGTATAATGAGATTGATAACTTGTACCACCAGCCTTATAAATACCAGCACTTAGTGACCTTTTACCTATCTTTGATAAAACATAATATTGTTTAGTCAAATCGCCAGAACAAAAACAGTCCAATTTAGTTGATGGATTCTTACATTTGAATCCTGCCGTTTCACACCACTCACGGTAGGTAACAGGTTTTGTCGGTTGTTTATCCTCACCTTCCACGGTTTGGGATAATCTTATAAATTTATGTGATTCGTCAAATGCCGCTACAAGTTTAAGTCTAGGGTCAATAATGAAAAAAGGTTTCCCTTTATATTCAGATCTCTGATTAATGTAATGAATTTCTCTATTCATCCTATCACCAGCAGCTCCCTTCAGTACTTGAGGAATTGATTCTAATGGTGCTAATTCAATTGAACGTTTTTGATAACCCTTAATTCCTAACCAATCTTCTTCGGACTCAGTTGATTTTGAACTATATATTTTACTTGATGATGGGTCAACACCATACAAATTAGAACCTTTAGAAGTGTTACTTGAATTAGTTTTTTTATGAGATAAAAATTTTCCCCCAACACTTTCATTTCCGACTTTATAATTCCAAGCGTTTGTTATATAACTATTATTATACTCACCTGTTGGACTTAAACTTGTCGCAGCAGCAACATTGGGATAATTTTTAATAACCCAACTTCTAAATTCATTTCCTTCAGTAGTGTTCTTAAATGGTACTGTTTTTGAAATTGTCGATGATTGGGACGGGGATGAGGATGGGGAATTTGCATAATCATTGAAAATTAATTTTCTAATATTTTCTTCGTATTTTGTTCCTGTTACATTAATCCAATTATTAGAGGTTTTCAATTTAGTATAATATTTACCATTTTCTCTCTTATAATCATAATTATCCTTACCAATCCCCTGAATTACTTTATTTGGTAATCCCTCATCTTCCTTGATTATATTTCTAACCAATTTAGCTAATTGGTTTTCCGTTAACTTTATTATTTTTTTCATTACTGAATATTTTTATAATAAATATTCTACCGAATCTTATTATTTAGTTTATTCGCAATATCTGATAAAAATTCTTCTTTAGTAATTATCTTATTGGTTATTGAACTGTTTCCACCTTTAATCTTTTGGTACAAATCCCAATTCCATATTGATTTATTTTCAGGTAACATAGGTTTAGGTTTTCTTGGTTCTTCAATATTTTTATAAGTCAATTCATATAGTCTAGCAAGTTTCTTTATCATATTCGATGCTGTATATCTTTGATATTTCTCTTCATTCTTAAAGAATGATAAATAATTACCATCAAATTTTCCACTTTTTTTGAAAAATTCATCCAAATAATTATCTTTTTCTGGTGTTTGCATAAATGCAAATAATGGATTATTAACACCAAAAGGATAAATATAGTTTATGATTTTTTCATTTTTCCAGTTTGTAATGTTAATATAAAATAATTCCAAAACTCTATCAATTTTTTCTTGTTCGGATACATAATTTTCACCAATGTGATCCAATAAATCATTAATTTCTGTAATATATGACTCTAATTCATTTTTTAATCCCTCAATTGTAAAATTCTGAATTTTTTTCAAAGTTTGGTATATCTTATTTTCCAAGAAAAAATTCTTAAATTGTTCGGGAGTTATTTTTTCTAATTGAATTTGAGCCGCCAATTCTGTCGGTCTAACCAAATTCTCAATATGATGAATATAATAAGAGTTAAATAAAACCTCAGTTAGAGGTTTTATTTTTCCAAAACTATTTGAACTAAAAACATTATACTCCACCTTCTTATATAAATTATAAGTGTTTTTCTTGAATATGTCATACCCATGTTTTAATTCATGAGCAATAATTGGAATTAAATATTTTTTGTTGCTTCGAATAAACTCAGATAATTCTTCATCTTTGAATTGTTCTGGAGTTGCAATTTCAATACTCATGTCAATCTCATCGGGATTAATAATTGCTTTCATTTCAAACATGGAGTTAATAACATTTTCACTGGATTGTCCCATACTTAATAAAATAAAACTATCTATTTTATTTTTATCTAACTCAACTTTTAAATTAACTTTTTTTAAGTTCATATCAGATATCCTAAAATCACCAATGATTTGGATTTTATGAACATCCTCAGATTCAATATTTCTTAAACCTGATACATACGCTGAAATATATTCATACAATTTAATTGAACTATCAATAATATTTTCAGGAACCCCCAATGATTCATGAATTCTTTTTTTCATTTTCTATGATTGAAATAATTTTAATTCTCCTTCCCTACGTTTAGATACTCCAGATAAACCAACAGTATTATATGTTTTTAACAACTCGGCAGCTTTTTTATCATCTCCCTTTTTTAATGCTTGTATCAATTGTGATTTTCTCAAATTACCAATACCCGAATTAAATGATAATGAAACCAAAGCATCAAATTGTCCTTGAGTTATCATATGTCCAGGAATTTTTTTTGATTTCCAATCAGATAATATTTTTCTCACATAATTAGCATTCTCCCTAACATCCTGAACCAATAAATCATCAGCCTCCTTCTTGGATTTTAATCTGTCCGTGGGTTTAACATTTAACGTATGACCATATCCAATTGTCCAAACACCAACAGCATCCTTATAAGCCTTATATTTAGGTTCTTTAACCCCATTCTTTCTATTCTTTGGGTCACCTTCCCATTCCCTCAAAAACGGCCATATATTAGCACTAACACTTAATGTTGAACCATCGTACTTCTGTTTACCAGTTGATGATTTTTGTTGATCGGACTTACCTAATATTTTATTAACTAAATCATTAAATATCCATTCTGTAATAATAATCTTCATATTTTTATCTATAAATATTAACCACAATTTTTATTATACCAATCTTTTATTTCCATCTCATAATTTAATTCGATGTATCGATTAAGTCTTAACCATATATTCCCAAACTCAATTGAATCATCATCCATCATTCGAGCATAATAATTATTATAACAATACTCAACGATAGATTCAGCAACAA